GGTGAGCAACTTGCTCAGCGCCCACTGCTCAAAGAACTGCTGCGGCGTCTGATAGCGGTTCGGGCGCGCCAGGACCGGCGAGTACGCCGAATTCCGGGTCGGCGTCCAGAACCCCTGATCGTCTTGTTCGATCAGGGCCGGCGGCGCGATCTTGGCGATGTCCTGGCTGATGCGCGACACGCACCCAAACACGCTCGGATTGCTCAGCGCGCTTTCGGTCGTGACGGACTGATTCAACTGCCACGCGCCTGTAAAGGGCTCGCGCACGGTGAGCGGCAGCCACGGGCCGGCGCCCACCGGACGCGCCGACCAGAGCGCCCCGACGCGCGCGCGCAGCGTACTGAGCAGTCCCATCGGCCGTTACGGGGTCGGCTCGGTCATCCCCGCGGGCGCCGGATAATTCGCGGCGGTGAGATACGTGACGGCCCACGGGTTCGCGCGCTTCCAGTTGATGAACCGCTCCGCGCGGAGCCCGACGAGGTTGTGCTGCCAGAGCGAGACCAGCACGGTCGTCGCATCGGCCGGCGACGCGGGCGCCGAATCCATCTGCACGCTCGCCTCGCGCGACGCATCGATCGTCACGCCGCCCTCATCGGCATACAGCACCAGGGACGGCTGCACGCCGATCACCCAGCCGTTGGCCGCCGTGCTGGTGACGAAATTGATCCCGCGATAGCTGCCGCCGCCGATGCCGATGCCGGGGAATTGTGGCGACCCGTCGGAATACGTCTTGAACGACAGCGCCAACGCATTCGCCTCCGACATGATGATCGTCAAGCCACTCATCGGCACGTTGTGCGCGGTGAAGTTGTTGATGATCGTCATCAGGTCGGCGAGCGGGTTGGTGGTCGCCACGGCGGTCGGCGCACCGTTGGTGATCGAGGCCGGGCTGACGCCGGCCACCGCCGCGACGGCCGGGTTGATGAACTGATCGTCGAGGAATTGCGCGATGCCGGCGATCATGTCCTGTCGCACCAGTGCCTCGGCGCTCGGATTCGACAACCGGACCAGTTCTTCGGTCAGCACGATGATCCCGGCGGCTTTCGAGACGCCGAGTGTTTCGGAACTGAACGCCAGTTTCGTGACCGGCTTCGGCTTCGCCTCACCGACCCAGCCATAGGTCCCGCCAGCCGTCTGACTCGGCACTTTCGTGTTGAACGGCACATTGCGGAGGCCGCCGATCTTGCCGAGGATGGTCGCCGGTCGCAGCAGCTCGAGGAAGTCGGCCGAAATGTTCTGATTCACGAGCGGCCCGGCCCACGTGGCATCCGTCGTATTGCCCGCGGCGACTGCGGCCTTCAGATACAGCGCGACTTCCGGCGTCGACTCCTCCCACCGCTTGGCATACTCGGCGGCTTCGTTGAAATTGCCTTTACAGACCAGCGTCGCGCACGCGGCGCGAACAAACGCGGTCCCGAGCGGGACATTCGGCCGCACCGAAATCACCGGCAGCCGCGGCGGCGTAATTTGGCTTCTCACCACCGGCACCGGCGTCGCCGTCGTGATCTGGAGACGTTCATGCTCCCGCCAGCGCGCGAGATCCGCGTCGAGACTCTTGACCTGGACGCCGAGTCCATCATGCTCGGTCGATTCCTCCTCGTTCAGCGTCCGATCGGCCTCGGCCGCCGTGCCCATGATTTCCGTCATGCGCGCCGCGAGCGCCGCCCGCTTGTTCTCGAGGTTCTGAATGTGTTCGGCGGTCGTCTGCTTCATGGCGGATCTCTCCTTGCGCGCCGGCATCGCCAGCGACTTGACAGCCAGAATGGATGCGTGCGCGTTCGCCGGTACCGTCACCAGAGAGAGTTCATGGAAAACACTTTTGACAATTCGGAGAAGCCCGTTCTTCCGCGGTTCCACGCGGATCGGCTTCAGGCCGGCCGACACGCGGCGAATGAGCCGGTACTTGACCAGATGCGCGGCGCGATCGGTGGCCTCTTTCACGAGGCCGGGCTCCACGACCATCGGGATCGTCGCCTCGAACGGCACGCCCGCGGCGGTCGGTGTCCCGAAAATGACTTCGCCGACCGGAACACGCTGATCGTGATGGAAGAGCAGCGGCGCAGGGTTGGTGAAGCTGACACCCAGCGGATCGATCGAGTGCCCGTGTTCGTCTTCGTCAGGCGTCGACGCCAGGCCGGTGAAGCGGCGGCCGGTCGTCTCGTCGGCCGATTTGATGATCAGCGCAACCTGAACCTGCTCGAGCGGCGGCTCGTCTATCAACGGTTGCGGATTCTGGGACGTGACGACCGCATCGAGCATGGATGGCTCGACAGCATGCGCGTCTCAGGTGCGCGGGTCTATTTTCTCCGACAAAATTCGCCGCACGTATTCGGGGAGGGTCAGTCTGGCGTCGATCGCCGCGCGCGTGACCTGGTCGTACGATTTCGCAGAGAGTCGCCAGTTCACGTTCACACTCGGCGCTCGGTCCGCCGGATCGACTTTCGGTCGGCCGCGCGGGCGCTTGTCTGGGCTCATCCGCACACCACGACCGCATAGCTCGGTTCCGCGGCCGCCGTCCGCAGCCAGCCCCCGATCGCCGACAGCAGGGCATCGATCGCGTCGATCTTGTTTGGCGAGGTCGGCGACTCTTTCTGCGGCAGCAGCGTCTCATCGCCGCGCCGCGTCACGACGACGTTCGAGGCCTGCCAGCGCAGGCAACTGTTGCCGTCGTGCGCGAAGCGCCGATGCTTCAGACGCGTCTCGAACTCGCGCGCCGGCGGCGTGCACGTCTTCGTGTTTTTTGGTTCCATCCGCGCCGGCAAGCCGCTGTTGAAGAGATTCCCGGTCAGCTGCACCGCGCCGAACTGGTCCAAGCAGATATCGCGCACCTGGAACTGCTGACACCAGCCGCGCACGTCCGTTTCGATGCGGCTGTAATCCGTCATCGTGCCCTCGGTCACGACGAGCAGGCCGTCCTCGACCCAGCGGCGATATTCCGGCACGGCCCGCGCGCGTTCCGCCACGACGCCGGCCGGCAGGTAGCAGCGCACGAACCCGACCAGGGCGTCCTCCTGCTCGAAGAGCAGCGCCACCGCGGCGAGGTCGTCCAGCGGCGCCAGGTCGCCGCCGATCCAGCACGGCCGCCCGGCGAACTGCTCGAGCCGCAGCGACGGGACCGCGCACCGGTCCCAGGCGGTCAGCGAGAGCCACGCCGACCCCGCGTTCTGCCATTCGCTACACACCTTCACCCGGAATTCCGCCTCGAGGCCCGGGGTGAGCTGCGCGTCGAGACAGTGCCGCCGCACCTGGTCGAGATACGGCGCGACCCCGAGCATCGGATTCGCTTTCGCCCAGGCGCGCTCGTCGCGCCAGTCGTCGCCCTCGTCGATGGCGTAGATCACGCCGAAAAAGTGCTCCGCGGTCACTGTCCCCTCGAGCACCTTGGTCAGCGTCGTGCGGAGCGCGTAGCCGACCGACAGCAGGTCATAGCCGGCCGTCGTCGGACAGAGCATCAGCGGGTTGCGGCGTCCGCCCTGCGCGCTCTTGAGCACGTCGTGCAGCGGGAACGCCTGCGCGTGCGACTCGTCGAGGATGATGCAGCTCGGATTGAGACCGTCCTGCGAGGACGCTTTCGCGTTGATCGGCTTCATCGTGCCGTCGTCGCTGCGGATGCCGTGCTGATACGCCTGCAGCCCCCGCGCGCGCAGCCAGGGCGCCCGCTTCACCATCCGCGCCGCGATGTCGAAGACAATCCGCGCCTGCGATCCGGTCGTCGCGCCGCAGACCACCTGTGGCCCGGGTTCGCCCTCCTCGAGCATGTGATAGAGCGCAATCCCCGCCATCAGGGTCGACTTCGCGCCCTTCCGCCCCATCTCCCAGTAGACGGCGGTAATGCGCCGCTGGGTGGGGTCCGCCTTCAGCCGCCACCCGAAGACACAGGCGAGCAGGAAGATTTGCGGGGGTTCCAGGGTGAGGGTCGGGGTCGCCCACTTCCCCTCGACGTGCGGGAGCTGCTCGATAAAGCGGCAGACGTCGGCCACCGCGTCCGGCCGGTACACGTACGGCCAGCTCGGATCAGCCGCCCAGTCGCGATCGAGGTCGGCCTTCTGGCGGGCGCAGGCCAGCCGGGTCCACTTCCCGGCGACAATGGCGCCGGCCAGGACGTCGGCGCAATAGCGGGCCGCCAGCGCCGCGTAGTGTCGGGATGGCGCAGGGATCGGCGCCCTGTCCGATCGGGGTTCCTGGGCCGGCCCAACGCGGTCCGGGCGCCATGTCCCGCGCTTCTGGCGCTCGGCGTCAGGCAAACGGACGGGGGCCGCCATACTTATGCCAGAGCTGGAGGTGCCAAACAGTTGACACCCCGAAAAACGGACTGGTGAAGGTTTGGGCCCCTCACGCTCAGCAACATTTTCCCTCCCCCCCTTCATTCGCCGCGTCGGGTTTTTCTCAGATGACACGCGGGACACAGCGCCTGCAGGTTTCCGGGATCCCAGAACAACTGCGGATTGCCGTCATGTTTGCGAATGTGGTCGACATCGAGGGTGGCACTCACTCTCTCGCACTGCGCACAGGTATACGCCTGTCTGACACAGACCTGCTGACGGAGTCTCGCCCATCGTGCGGTGTAGTACCACGTTCGGGTTCCAGCGAGCGGACTACGTAGGGAGGCATGGCGGGGACAGCGCCCACGCGGCACGAGGACGGAACAGCCAGGCTGGGCACAGTACTGCGGCGGCCGATTCATCGCGGCAGCTCACGCAACAGACCGGCGATCGCGAGCAGGACCACGGCGACCCACAGCGGCGCTTTGCCGAGCGCGGATACGATCGCCGCGACGAAGGCCGCCAGGAGCACGAGGAGCGTGACGGTGATCATGCGGAACCTCCCGACATACGCGTTAAGCTCAGTCATGGACGGGCGCCCGCTTCGGGGGCGGCGGCAGTTTCGGCGGCAGCGTGGCGCCCTTCAGCAGGCGCGCGGTCCGACGCTGGACGCTGCGCGGGAGCTCGCCGCGCGTAAGGCGCTCGGCTTCGGGCCACGACACGAGGAGCCAGACGCGGGGTTTCATGCGGGGTAATACCAGAGCGCCGGATCCGGGTCACCCTTCCAGTTGAAACTCGGCGTGGCGCCGGGCGCGACCGAGTCGTGGATGATGTCGTAGATCCCAGCCGGCGTGTTGCCGGCGGGCCACCGCAACATCAGCGCATCGACGGCGTGGCCGTTGAATTGATTCTGCCCGGGGTTTTTCTTGATATGGCCCCAGTCGGCGGATTGTTGCTCATGAAGCGACGTGCAGCAGTCTTCCGTGAACTCGCCGCAGCCGTCGTGCGTCGAGAGGTCGTGGTCCTGCAGCGCATACACGGCGTCGATGATCGCTGTCGGATCGGCGTTCGGATCCGGTCCGGGCGGCGGTTGCGGCGGCGCCGGCAGCGGCTGCAGGTGGATGTCGTCGTAGATGAAATACGGATCCGTGGCGTCGCACTCGACAATGCCGCGGCCTTCGAACATCGTGTGGCCGTCGCACTCGGCGTGCAGCAGCGCGCCCTGCGTCGGCGTGCCGGCCGGCAGCGTCAGGCGCTGCGC